AATTAAAGAAGTTAGAGGGCACCTACCAACCTTGCCGCAATCTTGAGCAGCCGATGATTGTCGAGCTGAGTGTTGGAGTTCCACAACCACCCGCTCACCTAAACGCTTTGGGCTTTGAGTATTGGGATATCACTTGCAAGGAGTTGAAAAATAATAACCTATTGGCTGGCGCTGATCTCGGATTGGTTGCCGGGTACTGCAACGAGTTGGGATTGTATAAAAAAGCCTGTGAGATAAACAACAAAGAGGGCGAGGTTGTTGTTAACAGATTTGGCGAGCGAGTTGTTTCGCCGTGGTATGATGTGCGCAGCAAAGCATTGAAGCAAGCCACGCAGATGGGGCAGTTGTTTGGAATCACGCCGAGCGCTCGAGCAAAAATTGAAACGGGCAACGTTAAGCCCGCTAGTAAATTGGAACTATTGAAAAAACCAAAAACCGCATAACATGAAAAAGACAGTTAACAAAGCAACGCACAAAGCCGCATTTGAAACGGCGCACGTTGAATACCAGGGACGCGAGTACAGGATTGAAGAGCGAGGCCACCAATTTGTGATCACCATGGACCAAGGCAGCGGATTCCGTGAGTGTGGCAAGTTTGGTTTGTGGGATGAGGCGTTTGTGTATCGCAACTTAAAACTAGCTGAAGAGGCGAAGGCCATTTTTGAAAGCCAGTGCAAAAAGTTGAAAAGTATATAAGCGACGTCCAATCTGGCGCGGTGCCAGTTTGTGAACACGTGCGCAATGCCGTGGCTCGTTACGTGGCAGATCGTGCGGCGGGTTGGGGATTCTCTGATACCTATGCTTTGCATGCCATTGAATTTATTGAGCAGCTTGAGCATAGCACGGGCGAATATGCGGGCAAGCCGTTTGAGCTAGAGCCGTGGCAGGCTTTTATTGTTTGGAATCTGTTTGGGTTTTTGAATGAGGACGGTAGCCGTAGGTTTACGCGGGCCTATGTTGAAGTGCCACGCAAAAATGGTAAATCTACCTTTTCCTCGGCAATCATGCTTTATGGGCTTATTGCAGATGATGAATCGGCGGCGCAGGTTTATAGTGCGGCCACAAAGTTAGATCAGGCCATGATGGTATTTGGCGAGTCGGTGCGGGTTTGCCAAAATCTGCCCTGGTTGAATGAGGCGCTCACCGTTAACAATTCTGTAAACAATCGGCGCATCCTTTACGGGCAATCGATATACAAACCGCTCGAATGGAATCCAGGCAAGCAGGACGGACTCAATGCGCACTTTTGTTGCATTGACGAATACCATGCGCACCCCAATGATGAGCTTTACAACGTAATCCGCAACTCGATGGGTGCACGCCGTCAGCCGTTGCTGTTTACAATTACGACAGCGGGCTTTAATCGTGAGGCACCCTGCTATAAACACAGGCAGTACTGCGCAGGCGTGTTGAGTGGAGCCATTAAGGACGATGCGTTATTCTCGGTGATCTACACGCTAGACGAGGGCGACGATTGGACGGACCCGGCAGTATGGGCAAAGGCAAATCCAAATTGGGGTATTTCAGTAAACCCGCGCCAACTTGAGCAGGGATTGACCGAGGCCAAGGAGTTCGTGCACAAAGAAGTTGAATTTAAAACCAAACTGCTCAACGTGTGGACCGATACGGCAATGACTTGGATTTCAGATAGTGATTGGAAGGCTTGCGATGGCGTGGATGATCTTGAAGGCGCTTTGTGTTATGGTGGATTGGATTTGGCAAGCACTGGCGACTTTTGCGCATTTAGTTTGTACTTCCCAGAATATCACGCGATTCGCTCATGGTATTGGTTGCCAGTCGAGACGGCATACAAAAGAAAGGACGCCGCAGGGCAATCGATTAGGCAGTGGGCAGCCGATGGGCATATTGAGTTAACGGACGGCAATGTAACCGATTACTCATTTATTAAGGCGCGGGTTATTCAATTGGCCCAGCAGTACGACATCAAAGACATTGCCTTTGACCGCTTCAACTCTTCGCAGTTAGTTATTGAGCTACAAAACGAGGGCCTGCAAATGTTCCCTTTCGGGCAGGGCTTTGTTTCTATGTCGGCACCTACCAAAGAACTGGAGCGATTGACAAAGGATAAACAATTAAGGCATGCGGGCAATCCTGTTACTCGTTGGATGATGGGCAACATTATGCTGCGCACAGATCCTGCGGGTAATATCAAAATTGACAAAGCCAAGTCTGGGGATAAAGTCGATGGGCCTGTGAGCATTGTGATGGCGTTGGGCACTTGCATGCAGGATGCCGCAAAAGAAAAGGAATCAGATTTTTGGTTTGTAAGCTTATGAAATTTTTAGACGATTACATGCAGGAATATTACAACAACCTACCGAAATATCGGACCTATGAGGACGCCTACAATGCAACCGAGGAAAAGTATTTTGGGAAGTTTGGAATAAGAAGGTACAAAAACTACGATGTATTCAGGGCAGCGTTGAGCAGGTGGTTGGCCCAGGGGCGGAATAAGTAATTTGTTAACGTGAGTAATTTAGGGCAGTTGTAATTTGCGGGCGATGAATCTAAAATTTTGGCAGCCAAAAAGAACGGAAAAGCGCAGCGGTTTAGCGCAGCCAACTGATTGGCTCATCAATACTTTACAAAATGTTTTCGGATATCAAACAAAAAGCGGGCAGGCGGTTAATGATCGCACGGCGTTATCTATTGCGTCGGTGCACGCGTGCGTTAGAGTTATTGCAGACGGTATTGCGGGGCTATCTTTAAAACTTTATAAAGATGATGGCACCAATCGCGAGCAGGTTGTAATCCACTACGCTACGGCATTGGTAAACGAGCCAAACCCGTATCAAACAAAATACGATTTCACCAAATACATGGTGAGCCACTTGGCGCTCAAGGGCAACGCCTACGCTTTTATCAATCGCGACAGCAGATATTTGGGCATTGAATTGCATCCAATTGCACCCGACTACGTTCAGCCAATCATGCAGGACGGCCAATTGTTTTACAAAGTGAATCGCAAAGGCTTCCCTGGCATGATTCCAGCGGCGGACATGTTGCACTTTAAAGGGCTTTGTGGTGATGATCCGCTTGTAGGTTTGTCGCCCATTGTGGTGCACGCCGAAACCTTGGGCATTGATTTGGCAGCGATTAGCCAGAGCGCGGGCGTCTACAAAAATGGAGTGTTGAAATTTTTGTTAACATCTGACGCACAGATTAAACCCGAGCAGGCAGTGCCATTGAAGAAATCTTTAGATGACGTTATAGACGGGGCAAGCCGCAGCACAGTATTGCCCAATGGCATCAAGATGGAGAAGTTGAGTCTATCTCCAGAAGAGGCGCAGTATTTGGAAACACGCAAATTTTCTGCTGAGGAAATCGCCCGTATTTTTGGGGTTCCCGCTTCTATGATTGGCGCAAAGGATGGCATCAAGTCCAGCGTTGAGCAGGAATATCAAGATTTTTACGCACGCACTTTGGCAAGTTACGCCATTAACATCGAGCAGGAAATGGCCCGCAAGCTGTTAACAGAAAATGATAAGTTAACCTATTACTTTAAATTTAACTTTAATTCGCTGTTGAGAGCCTCCGCCAATGAGCGCGCTGATTACTATAATAAAGGCATTCGCGGCGGTTGGCTTTCACGTAACGAGGCCCGCATGTTTGAAGATGCAAACGGATTTAATGGAGGCGATGAATATTTAATCGAATCTAATTTGATGCCGTCCAGCAAAATCGATGAATACATGGACGCCAAGATTTCGCAACTAATGAGCACCGCCGACAAAAACAACAACCCAGAGGGAACTAATAATACAGAGGTAATCTAATGAAACAAGAAAGGCGCACATTTACGGGCACCGTCCACACCAGGTCAGAAGGCGAAGGCATGCCAAAAGAAATTGGCGGCATTGCTGCTGTCATTAATTCCGCTACGGATCTCGGATATTTTGAGGAGGTTATTTTGCCGGGAGCGTTTGACAATGCTTTGTCTAAAGATTACGACATTCGTTGTTTGTTCAACCACGAAGCCGAGTTAATTTTGGGCCGCACAAAAGCAAACACCTGCAAAGTTTTTGTAAATGGCGACGGCAATTTAGAATATACGTGGGTGCCAGATTATGAGAACCCAACACATATGAGCGTTGTGCGTTCTATCATGCGCGGCGATATCACGCAGAGTTCATTTGCCTTTACGATTAAAGAGCAAATGTGGAGCGAGTCAGAAAAGTACGGATCTATGGGCAAGCGCACAATCAAAGTAATTGAGGATTTGTATGATGTGAGCCCTGTAACTTATCCCGCTTATGCCGATACTGAAGCCGACGCCCGTAGCATTGTTGCTATGCGTGATCAGGAGCAAGAAATCGAAGAGGCCAAAAGAAGCCAAGCCTCTGCCGATGTTATTAAATTGGCTTTACTTAGATATCAAAACCTTTAAACAAAACACAAAATCATGAATAAAATTAAAGCATTGAAAGAAGAGCGCGGCCGCCTGTTGGGCGAGTTGTCTACTCTGCAAACTGTGATCGAAAAAGAAGCCCGTTCTATGGCTGATTCAGAAACCAACCGCTTGGCTGAAATCGAGGCTCGTTTGGGCGCGATCAAAGCTGAAGTTGAAACCTTGGAAAAGTTGCAGAATCTTGCAGCTCAAGCCGCTGGCCACGTTGCTAGCCGTAGCGAGGAAAAAGAAAAGGCTAACATGGCTAACGAGTATTCATTTAAGCGCGCTATGAACATGGCTATCACTGGCCGCCGTGAAGGCGTTGAAGGTGAATTTTCTGCAATGGGTGGCGATGAGTTCCAGCGTTCTGGTGTAAGCGTAAGCGCTCACTCAATCAAAATCCCTTCTGAAGTATTTAAGCGTGATATGTCCGTTACTGGTGGAACTTCTGGATCTGAAGGTGGTGTAAACGTTCAAACTTCTGTTGGTTCTATCATCGATGTATTGCTTCCTAAGACTGTATTGCGCGGTTTGGGTGTACAGCAGTTGTCTGGCTTGGTTGGCAACTTGGATATGCCAACAGCTAGCACTGTGCCTTCTGCAGGTTGGAACACTGAAAACGGTTCAGCTACCGAAAAGAGCCCCGCTTTTTCTAAAGTAACTTTTAGCCCTAAGCGTTTGGCTGCTTACATTCAGGTTTCTAATCAGTTGATGTTGCAATCTTCAAACAGCATTGATTTGTATGTGCGCAACTGGCTTTTGAATGCAATGGCTCAATCTTTGGAAACTGCTGCTATTAAAGGCGGTGGAACTAACGAGCCTATCGGTATCATTGGCAACTCTTCTGTAAACGTAACTTTCGCAGGTGGTGCAACTTCTAACAGCACAAACGCCAACGGTATCGCTCCAGTATGGGCTGACGTTGTTAACTTGATGAAGGCCGTAGAAAATGCTAACGGTGACGGCGTTGCTTACTTGACTAACCCAAGCGTTAAGGCTAAGTTGCAAACAACTGCCCGCCAAGCTTCTGGTGTAGAAGGTAACTTTATCTGGCCTGCAGGTGGATTTGATTTGAATGGTTACCCTGTAGCTACTTCAACTTTGGTTCCTAGCAACTTGACCAAAGGAACTAGCTCAAACTTGTCTGCAATGATCTTCGGAGATTTCAGCAAAATGGCTATCGCTTCTTGGGGTGGCATGGAGTTGACAGTTGACCCTTATTCTGGTGCAACTGCTGGCTTGACCAACGTTGTGTTAAACTCTTATTTGGATGTGGAATTGTTGCAGCCTACTGCCTTCGCAGTCTGCAAAGATATCCTTGCCTAATAATCTGCCCGCTTGGGGGCGTTAAAGTTCCAAGTGCCGGGGGTGATCTTGACTGCATCGTCCCTGGGCCAATATGAAAGTGAGATTTGTAGCAAACCCTACAGGGAAATTTAACCTTTCCTACAACGTAGGCGACGAAGTGATTATTGAAACCAAGCAAGCCATGCTCTTAATTGAGGGAGGTGTTGCTGAAGAGATTGCAGTATTGACGCCTACCAAAAAGAAGGCGAAACCAATAAACCCTGAAACCGAACTAGACGCCGAATAAAATGTTTGTTAGCCGTAGATATACCGCCTTCGCAAATGCCGCTACTGATTACCTCAGTTTGGCAGATGCAAAAACCCATTTAAGGGTTACAAGTTCCTCAGATGATACTTACATTTCGGGGCTTATCTCTATGGCAATTGATGCCTGCAGTAATTATTTGGGCTATTCGATTCGCAAAGGGACGGCAAAGTATGGCTTCGACTCATTTACGGGCCAGCCTGCGCTCGTGAATCCCGTGAATGGCCTAAATATACCTTCGGGCAATTATCTGCGTTTAAACACGCGTTGTTTGGCTATTAACTCCGTGAGCTATGTGAACGACTCGCAGGCAGTTGTTGCTTTTGATTCTGCCGACTGGTTGGTTGCGCCTGATCCGATGGGCGGATATTCTCGAAATATCTTTTTTGAAAATACACCTTCCTCTATAACGGATGATGTGATTAAGTACATTGTTGAAATTTCTGAGGGATTTAATCCTGTAGGCACTTCATCTGTAGATCCCGACACCATACTGCCCGCCACGATTAAGCACGCGGCGCTGTTGTTGGTTGCTCAGTACTACGATAACAGGCAGGCCATCATTGCGGGGAGTATTAACAGCGAAATGAATTTCGGCTTTCATTATTTACTCGATCCGTACAAAATTCAAATCATGATCTGATGAATGCGGGGTTAATGGATGTTTTGGTAAGCCTGCAAAGTTACACCGAAACCATAGATACAAACACAGGCGAGAAGCTGCAAACGTGGACGGAATACGCAACCGCCTGGGCGCAACGTGTTGAGCAGGAAAGTGGCGCCGAAAATGTAAACGCAGACAGGCGCGAACATAAGCAAATTGTCATGTATACCATTCGTTTCAATTCGGCCGTAGGCGTTAAGCACAGGGTGGTTGACGACAATGGAGCGCACAACATTGTTAACATTGCAAACCTTCAACGCAATCTATATTTGAAACTACAAACCGAATTAACGCAATAATGGCAAA